CCGTAGCCTATTGGATCGAAAAGAACTTCACAAAGCTTTGAATCTTTATAGAAATATGAAGCAAGTGAAGTATGTTGCAAAAGACAAAAACTTTTACGTTCAGTCTTATGTGACTCAAGGCAATGTTTCTAGCATGCCTACAAGTGTTAATACCGCATGTAACAAAGTTAGTGATGGTATTGATGACTTGAGAGGAACCGTCCATGATGTGAGTGATCGCATTGTAGATATGGTTCAGGGAATTAGGGATACACTAATTGAGCATAAGGATGTTATTGTTAGTTCATATACTCAAGAATTTTATGATATGATATTGCAGGATGTTCTTGCAATTATAGCTATCATTTATGAGTTGTTGAATGGACGTGTATTAACACCTTCAACCATAAGTATTATTTATGGTATGTTTGCTCGTCATAAGGTGTCCCTTGATTGTGTAGATTATTTCAAAACGTTGTTTTCAAATTTCACAATGCAATCTGATCATTTTGATCAAATCGTGTCATTTATTGTTTGGCTATGCGCCTGTCTAGCTTTGGGCGATAAAGCCAAACCAGACGTTTTGGGAAATTTGAATTTATCTAAGCCAATGCTAATCTTCCGTCAATTGAAAGATTATGGAAGAGTGAAAACTGATGTTACCTCATTTGTTAGAGATGCAACAGCATTTGCAAAGGCTTTGGGTGAATCAATCTTATCCTACATCACAGGTGAAAATATTGTTAAATCTGTAGATTGTTATGGTGTCTGGGAAAATCGTATCTCAGAGCTTTATGCTGATCAACAAACATTCACCCGAATTCGACTTGAAATGCCCCTTGCTGAAGAAATTCTGAAACTTTGGCAACAAGGTGTTCAATTTGGCAGAGGATTCATCAACTATTGTGATCCAAAGATGAAGCAGAAACATATGGATACAATTCGCATGTTGCTTACTCTTCATGGTGAGGCAATAAAATCCCCAGTTTTCTCCACATACCGCCGTGAGGAACCATATTGTATTTATATACATGGAACTCCAGGTGTGGGAAAAACTACTATCATAAATCAACTGAAGTATATAGTGTGTGAGGAATATCTTCTCAATGCTAAAGCTCAGAAATGAGATCCTCCCTCTTGGGAAAAGATGATAGTTGACAAACTTGGTGACCAAATAATGTTTACAAAAGATCATAAGAGTGAATATTTTGATGGTTATTATGGACAACCAGTTTATTATGTTGATGATTTCATGCAAAAGAAGGATACTATGGGTGACAGAAATGAGCAACCAATGGAGGTTATTAGTGGAAAAAGTTCCCATCCTTGGTTGTTGAATATGGCTGATTGTTCTAGTAAGTCAAATACATACTTCAAGAGTTTGTTTATGCTATTGTCATCCAATCTTCCACCTGAAGGCCCAAAGAATATTCTGGCATGTGAGGATGCATTCTTACGTAGGTTGGATGTTGTTCTAACTCAGACTGTTCTTCAGGAATATACCCATGTTGTCGGTAAAGCCAACGTCATTGATTCTGACAAAGTCAATCAAGCATTGAGTGATGGAATTTTGGAAACTAATTTGGATATTTATCGTTTTTCCGCTCGTCGTGGTGGTACAAATGAATCCCTATTTTCAAATTATAGTTTCACTCAATTGGTTGGCTTTTTGGAGAAGGATATTCCTAGACATTTCAATGATCAACATCTAGCACGGAAGAACTTTGCTTCATATGATGATATGAGGCGTCAACGGTTTTCTGAGCTGTACAATAAAGATTCTTATGTTAATCAATCCATTTCGTCAATAATTTCTGATGGAGTGGACAAGTATTACGATACAGTTTCTGATTTAGCCAGCGAAGTTTCCCGCCGTGCTCACAACACGGTTGATGTCATGATGAGCATGATGTCATGTATAAATCCATATATCACCCGTGTTATTGGATTTATCCGAGATCATTACATCTGGTTTGCTCTTCTTGGAGCTTCACTAGGTATTATCTTCATGATTATGCGAAAATGGCTATATCCAGATATTGAATGCTTTGATTTGAAACACTATCAGTTTGCCTATCATAAGACAAGCAAATGGGGATCATACTCTGTTGAATTTGATCGTCCCACTAAGAGTGTTGTTACTCATATTAATGATAACAATCCTATCTTTAGGGATAGTGCTTCCACTTTCTCTTCATTGTTCCATTTAGCCTTGCTTCATGGAGCAACTCCTGAGAGTGGGTTCTATTCAATTGCTGGATCTTTCAAGGATGATCATGATGAGTTACTCATGATTATTAGTCTTATTGAGCAAGCTCCGTTTATCAAATCTCTTGATCACCTCAAGTTGGTTGATTACTACCGTCCATGTGTCAAGGCATTTTTCACTGAGGGTGGAAGTGCATACGCTAAGAGTGGTAGATCAGCTAAGAGGTCAAAAGTCAAAAGACTTGGTCGGAAAGCCAAGGCACTCGGCAAACGTGGTGGGGCTAGTGGTTATGATTTCGAAGCAGACAATGAATCTCTTGTTGATTCGAAGTGGCATCAATTTATTGATCCCCTGATTCGGAATAATATTTATGCTGTTGTTAATCCTTCTGAGAAGAATAGTAGTGGTTTCAATCGGAAAGCATTTACTATAATATTTTTGAAGGACAACATCGCATTGGCCCCAAAGCATGCCGTTACTACCCTGCAACTTATGGCAAAGGCAAAGTTGGATCCGATGTTATGTATCAGCCGTACAAAAGATGGCATGAGACAGATACCATTTGATCCAAAGAGAATTGCAGTTCACTGCAAAAACCCCCATGATGATTGGTGCTATTTGGAATTTTTGAGTAGGTCAGATGTCCCTTCCGCCCCAAACATTGTGAAGCATTTTGTTTCTGAATCTGATTTGGAACGAATGCATGATTTCTGGGGCATATTTTGCCGACCCTCCACTCGGGTGCAAGGGTTGGTCAGCGCCACTTCTTGGAGTTTCGAGCCCGGGGATATGTTTTCACATGATTCCACTTCAATATTGACTCGTACTATAGCAGACGATGGTACATCATTGGTGTACCGTGATGTTGTTGGTTATTCAATCAATACTGAAGCAGGTGACTGTGGGAACCCTGTTATCTATAGCAGTGATTCGTCCCCTTATAAGATAGTTGGTATTCATGCCCTAGGAGATAAGAATGGAAATCACAATTTTGCCCAAATTATAACACGAGAGATTTTGGAAAGCGAGTTATCTAGTATTCAACTCCAACCCCAATCAGGATTCTCTATGGATCTGAGTGAATATTTGGGTGAGTTTGTTGATGATGTTACTGGTGATTTCATACCGCTTGGTAAAGTTAAAGACGGGTGCCCAGTTGTGTGGCAGAATACAGAGACTGAGATCTCACCTTCCATTCTTTCCGGCCTAATCGCGCCAGTCACTGAAAAACCTGCCTACTTGCATCCCATCACTATTGATGGTGTCAAAGTTTATCCCATGGAGAAAGCTTTAGCAAAGGCAGGTGAGAGACCCATTCACATTGATGCATCACTTATTAGAAGGTGTGTCGATGAAGTATTTGGCCTTATTGGACCTGGTGACGGGACTGTTCTCGATCTCCCTACTGCCATTCGTGGTAAAGAAGGAGATCATAATGCCATAAAACGTAACACCAGTATGGGTTATCCTTTGGCATATTCTGGTCTTGGAGGCACAAAGAAGTTTGCCGTTTTGGGCAAAGATGAAGATTGGAAGTTTGATGATCCCATTATTGTTAATGGAGTCAGGGATTTTGAAAGACTGGCACAGGATAAAATTATTTTTCCGGTAATTTTCTCTGATACTCTTAAGGATGAGACTCGTCCCATTCTTAAGGTGGAGGAAGGAAAAACTCGTGTTTTTAGTGCTGGTCCAGTTGTTTTCACTATAGTTTTCCGAAAATATTTTCTGGATTTTATCATGCATGTCCAGGAGGGATATATTGATAATGAGATTGCAGTTGGTATAAACTGCAAAGATCCGCATTCATGGGGCCGTTTGTTTAGACATCTACAGCAAAGGGGTGAAGACGTCTTTGCCGGCGATTTTTCGAATTACGATGGCACCTTGAATCCACAGGTGTTGGAGGCTATCTTTTGTAAGATAGATGAATGGTATGGCGGTACTGTTTATGACACCAATGTGCGTATGGCTCTCATGCATTGCGTTATTAACGCAGTGCATATTAAGAAGGACTATCTTTATCAATGGACTCATGGTCAACCTTCGGGATGTCCAATTACATCCATAATAAATAGCATTTATAATTCGGTTATGGCCCGAATTTGTTATTATGATTTAGATCCAACTTTTCCTCGATTCTCTGATAACGTGAGTATGATTTCATATGGTGATGATAACGTTTTCAATTTTCCTCCATGGTTTTATGAAGATGGTTATTTATCATTATTTTGCGATCGTTATTCTAAATTTGGCATGACTTACACTGATGCCAAGAAAACTGGTAAGCCGACTATTTCAACCATATATGATGTTGATTTCCTTAAACGGAGATTTCATTTTGTGGAAGATTGGTTGTGCGCCCCACTTGACTTGGATAGTTGTCTTGATACTCTTAATTGGGTAAAGGGCAAACATAATCTTGCGCAGAATTTGGAAGAACGTGTTAGAGATGTGTTGGACGAGCTTATGCACCATGGCCGAGAAATATTTGATAAATACTCTCGGCTAATATTTAAATACTGTGGACGACACGGTATTAAATATAATTGTGATTCCTTTGACACACGTTTTCTGCTTTGGCAGAAAGGTGTCTTAGGATACAATTGAATCTTAGTTGGCAGGTAATAACTCAGCTTGTAAATTTGCTTCTTCAAGCAAGTTGAGGACTGTATCCTGCCAATTTTCAGGTGACCGTATTTACGGTTGGGAGCCTTAAAGACCCTAAGAAGCGATGGAATAGATATTGATGAGTCTCTATTCCTTAAACATACTCATTGCTAATCCCGAAATTCATACAGAAACAATTGATACTGTTCAAATGGTTGATGATATTGCAGTTGTTCGTGAAAATCCTATGGATATAGTTCACACAGCAACAAAGATTGGTATGGAGGATACCTCCATTAGATCTATAGTTGATTTCCTCTCTCGACCTGAGAGTTTGAAATCTATTGCTGTTACCACAAATACTGCGGCCAAAACTCTCATCAACCATTTTATTATTCCACAGCAAATACTTCCTATAATGAAGCGTGAGAAAATCGTTGGCTTTAAAAATTTTAGAGCTGATTGTCGTCTTCACATTAAATGTTCTTCTAGTCCATTTATTAGTGGTAAACTTCTCATTGCTTATTTTGCTCGAAATGAGTACAACCTTGGTAAGTATGGTGATTTACCATCAGCTAAGCCCAGTTCATCTGGCTATTTTGATAGTTCTGGTAATATCATATCTTTGACATCAATCACAGGTTGCCCTCATGTTATCTTGGATTTGGCTTCTGGTGAGCCTGTGGATATTGTCATCCCCTATGTGTCTCATGATTCTCATTGGGATATGACAACTATCTCCCCAGCTGAAGCAGAAACATCCACTATTCCAGCTAATTTGGAACTTATTATCTGTGCCTATACAGATATTTTTGTGGATACACCTTTCTCTCTTCAATTGCTTGTGTCTTTGGAAAATGTTGACCTTTCATTCCCTACTTACCCAACTCGCGAGTTGGCTGGGGCTCGTCAAAGGTTCACTCGTGAACTCCAAGATGCTGGTTTTGATGGAGATTTTGTTCCTTCTGCTTTGCTATCTGGTGTTGCTAGAACCACATATTCCAATCATGACTCCAGACGTCAATATAATCTTGTCAATCAAGGTTTTATTTCTGAAGTTGTGGCTGGTTTAGGTTCAGTAGCAGGTGCTGTTTCACCACATTTGGATGATCATCCAAAGCTTGGTACAGCAGCAAAAGTTGTTAGTACTCTAGCAACTCCAATTTCCAAGGTTTTAGCTGCCCTTGGTTATACCAAGAACCTTCATAATTCCTTACCCATGCCTGTTGAACAAATTCTCAACAGACATGCTCAAAACTATGATGGGGTTGATACTTCCAGAATCTTTGCTTTGTCTCATGCAAATGTACTAGCGAATGATTCTTCTGAAATCTCATCATCCTTTGATGAAATGTCTTTCTCTCATATGTTTTCACGATCTGAATATATTGGCACTTTCAATTGGTCTACATCCGATCCTTCTGGTCATTTATTGTTCAAAACTTTGGTTAACCCCTTAGTTTTTGACATGGACTTTGTTGGAGAGGTTGTGGAACAGCCAACATACAATTGCGCATCTCCATATGCAACAACATGTGTTCCGACACATTTGTCGTTTATTGGAAATATGTTCAATTATTGGCGTGGATCTATTAAGTACACCTTTAGATTTGCAAAGACGGCATTCCATGTTGGTAGAGTTCGTATTCTCTGGCTTCCTGGTGATCAGGACCCAGCATACGACCCAGCCACAACGTATGATGTCAATAATCCAGAGGCTTCTTATTTCATTCAGAAAATAGTTGATCTTAGAGATACTAATGAAGTGGAATTTGTTGTTCCGTTCGCTGCAAATAGGCCATTTAATCAATGTGGCCAATATTTGCTCGACGCTCAATCATTCCCCAATTATTACTCTAATGGTACTATCTTAGTTCAGTCATTGACTACTTTGTCGGCGCCATCTACTGTGTCAACCACCGTTCCTTGTGTGGTTGAAATTCAAGCAGGTGATGATTTTGAGTATGCATATTACAAGTGCAATCCTTGGTGGTTGCCAGCTATTCCTCTTGGAACAGCAACCTCATCATCATCTGAATCACAATCTTACAAGTACTACACTGATGCAAATTCTGCACCCTCACATACTCTACCATCATGTGATGAATCGTATGGAGGAATCACCAAACAGTGTAATGCACCAGTTGTAGTGTCTGTTGAAGGTACAGTTGATACGGGTCTCAATATACCACTTATTGGTATATATTACCTTAGTGTGGGAGAAACTGAGACCTACGCCATTGTCACTGGCAATAATTCACTTCCTGAACAGATGTCTCAACCTATTGTTGGAGGCACCGAAGATGTTACAGGAGTTCTCATTGCAACATATATGGCATCAGGTCCGTTTGATCTTGCACCATTCTTCAATGCTATTGAAACTCTCAATCCTGAAAATCAATGTTTGTCATTCCAGGTTACCACGTCCACTTTTGGAGCTTGGGGTCGGCCTGTGCTATTCCCCAATACGGATTATACTCCAACAACTCTCCCTACTACTGAGTATGAGAGTCTTGTTGTATCGAACTTCAACGTTCCTGCTCAGTCACATGAGAAGAATCATGAAGGTTTCCTACACACATTCTGGAGAATATTCCAGACTGTGTATCCGTATGCAAAGGATGTAGTTGAGGAAGAAGAAGTTGTTCGTAGGATTCTCAAGAAGACTAAGGATGAATATGATCTAGTTAATCAATCTAATATCACTGTTGATAATACTGGGGACATGATCAGGGATTCGAATAAAACTATTAACCTCAATCCTGCCCTCACTTGCATGGGAGAACAGATTTCTAGTATACGAGCTCTTGGGAACGTGTTTACACGTAATACCATTGTTCAAAATAGAAATGCTCCTGATGAATATGAAGGGTCATGGAGGCCAAATGGTTTTACCATTTATCCCCAAACCATTCGCCCAACCATTGGTGCGTCAGCTGTGTCTAATCCACCAGCTCTTAGCACCTATTTATCACAGGGAATGTATGGCCATGCTAGTGTCGCTCTTCACACACCAGATTTGATTGATACTCTTGCCTTAGCCTTTGGCTTTTGGAAGGGTAGCATAAGAATCAAGGTGGTAAATGTTCATGGTGGTGCTTCCACTGTGAGTGTCTACACTAGGCCATCATATCAACTAGATCCTGCATCTTATATGTCTCGTGTTTGTCCAGTTGTTCCACTTGCTGATGATCGTATGTCTCTTAGGAAATTTTTCCATCAAGATGATACGGTCTATGTCCCAGATCAAATTCCTTATAATGTTGAGTTTTATACCACATTTATTGGAAATGATGTTGAAGCTCGTGATGTCCAACTTCAAATTCCTTATTACAACAACCTGATTATGTCTCGTGTTGTTCAGGATCCTCTTTTCTATGAGCAAAGTATGTATAATTCAGAAACTGCTCTTTGGAAAATGCCATCAAACGCCTATACATTCTTGTATGAGGGCTCTTCAAACGGGGACCCATATTCGAATCGTACTAATCGTTTTGATGTTTATAGGGCTATTGGAAGTGATATTTCTTTCCATTTCCTACAGGGGCTACCGCATATGGATTTGTCATCAATGTCTCAGACTGGTGTCTC